CACGGGCATCTTTCTGTCAGGACCGCGCATGAAAGGCAACATCAACGCCCTGGCCGACTCGGTCTTCGCGGCCGTGAAGGGCTATTGCGATGGTGCACTCCGGCGGCTTCTCCAGCTGGAACTCGAGCCGATCAAACGAAAGATCGACGAGCTCCCGGTGCCGAAGGATGGGAAGGATGGAAGGGACGGTCGGGACGCCGAACCGGTCGACATGGTGGCCCTGTCGGCGCACATCGCGGCGGCGGCCACGGCTGCTGCTGCGGCCATCCCGCCTGCCGCCCCCGGCCGCGATGGGCGAGACGGCAAGGACGCCGACCCGTCCGAAGTGCGCGCGATGGTCGACCAGGCGGTCGCGACGGCGGTAGCTGCTCTCCCGCCGCCGAAAGACGGCCGCGATGGCAAGGACGGCCAGAGCGTCGACGCCAAGCAGGTCGCGGCCGACGTCACCGAGCGCGTGCTCCAGGCCCTGTCAGAACTGCCGCCGCCGGCCGCCGGGAAGGACGGCCGCGACGGCGTCGANNCAAGGACGGCGTCGACGGCAAGGATGCCGACCCCGCTCTGATCGCGTCCATGGTCGGCGAGGCCGTGCGGATCGCGATCGCTGCTCTGCCGGTTCCTCGCGACGGCACGGACGGGCGAGACGGCAAGGATGCCGACCCGCTCGCCATCGCCGCCGCCGCGGACGAGGCCGTGCGCAAGGCGATCGCCTCGATCGAACTGCCGCGCGACGGGAAGGATGGGCAGGACGGGAAGGATGGAAGGGATGGTCGCGACGGCGTCGACGGCAAGGACGCGCAGCCCGAGCAGATCCGCCTCGAGGTCGAGCGCGCGATCGCCGAGCTCCCCAAGCCGGCGAACGGCATCGACGGCGTCGACGGGCGCGACGGGCGAGACGGCAAGGATGGCGCGCCGGGGCGCGACGCACTGCAACTCGACATCCTGCCGACGATCGACCCGACGCGCAGCTACCCGCGCAGCACCTACGCGCAGTGGGGCGGCGGCATCATCCGCTCGACGCGGACCACCGACCCGGTTCCGAACGGCGGCCTGCTGACCGACGCCGGATGGGCGGTCATCGTGCGCGGCGTGTTCATGTTCGACGTCAAGCAGACCGGCGATCGCGACTTCGAGTTCTGCCTGACCTTCAGCGACGGAACGGTCGAGCGCCGCGGCTTCAGCGTGCCGACCCAGATTTACCGCGGCGTGCACGCCGAAGGCAAGCTGTACGAGCGCGGCGACACCGTGACCTGGGCGGGCGCGGTGTGGCACTGCAACGAACCGACGACCGATCGCCCCGGCAACGGGTCGCCGGCGTGGCGCCTGGCGGTCAAGGCCGGTCGCGACGGCAAGGACGGTCGCGACGGTTCCGCCGAACCGCGCAAGCCGCCCACGGTCAGGATCTGATGCACGCCGCCACGCCGGAGCGCCCGGCGCAGAAGTGGAATGGCCTGGAGTGGCCGGGCGCGACCGTCGTCATCATGGCCAGCGGCCAGAGTCTCACCGCGGAGCAGTGCGCGGCGGTGCTCGGCTGGCGCGCTATGGATCCGAAGGGCAACGGCCGCAAGACGATCGTGATCAACAACACCTTCCTGCGCGCGCCGTGGGCCGACGTGCTCTATGCCTGCGACGGGGCCTGGTGGCGCGTGCACGCTGCGTCGGTCGGCATCATCTTCCGCGGTCAGCGCTGGACGCAGGACGTCGAGGCACAGCGCGAGTTCGGCGTCCACCGCATCGAGAGTCAGCGCCTGCCCGGCCTGGGCAAGCGGCCCGGCGTGATCCATCAGGGCGGGAATGGGGGCTACCAGGCGATAAATCTCGCCTTCCAGGCCGGCGCGCGCAGGATCATTCTGCTCGGCTACGACATGCACGGCACGCATTGGCACGGCGCGCATGGCAACGGCCTGCCCAACACGCAGGCATGGCTGTACGCGCAGTGGGTGCGGAACTTCGACCGTCTCGCCGCCGACCTCGAGGCCGAGGGTGTGCAGGTCGTCAACGCGACGCCGGGCAGCAAGCTCGAGTGCTTCCCTCGGAAAGCGCTCTCGGTCGCGCTGTCGTGATCGCGGTCAACCTGATCCGGTCCGAGCCGCACTACCGCAAGGACGCATTCAACGCCGGGCTGGAGGGCCTGGGCTACCGGATCGAGCAGGACGGCAAGCCGAACTCGCGCGACGACCTGCTGGTGATCTGGAACCGGATGTTCCCGCACGAACAGAAGGCCGCCGAGTGGGAGGCGCAGGGTGGCACCGTGCTGGTGTGCGAGAACGGCTACCTCGCGCCGACGAAGTGGAGCACCTACGCGATCAGCGTGCACGGGCACTGCGGCAGCGGCTGGTTCCCGATCGGCGACGAGGACCGCTTCACCCGGCTCGGCATCGCGCTCGACCCCTGGCGCCCGGACGGCGGCGACATCCTGGTCTGCGGCCAGCGCGGCATCGGGTCGAGGGATATGGCCAGCCCGAGGCACTGGGAGCGCAAGACGGTCGATCGGCTGCGCGCGATGGGCTACCGCGTTCGACTGCGGGAGCACCCGGGCCGGGTGCCGACGAGCGTCACGCTTGAGCAGGATCTGGCCGGCGCCTCGCTGTGCGTGATCTGGAGCTCGGCCAGCGGCGTGCGCGCGCTGACGCTGGGCATCCCGGTCGTCTACTGCGCGCCGCACTGGATCTGCCAGTCGGCGGCGACCTCGGGGCTCGGAACGGTCGCAAGGCCGCTTCGCGACATTTCGGCCCGCACGCGGGCAATGGCTGCGATGGCGCATGGCCAGTGGACGATCGACGAGATTGCCGCTGGCGAGCCCTTCCGGCGCATCCTGCGTCAGATCGGAGAAGCGAGATGGTGACGGCCTACCCAGTGGCAGGGAAGCAGAAGTCGCTCGACCTGTGTGTTGCCTTCATCCGCGGCTGCGGCGGTCAGATTGCGTCGCGCTACCGGCCGGGGCCGGCGGTGTTCTACGGCGTCGACCATTCGAACGAGGACTGCTGGCGCCAGGCGCGGCTCGCCGGCGACGACATCTACTACATCGACAACAGCTACTTCGACGCGATGCGCCAGCGCAGTTTCCGGGTCACGAAGAACCGGCTGCAGCACAGCGGGGCCGGCGTGTCGGACGGCAGGCGCTTCGCCGCGCTCGGGATCCGCGTCGCACCGTGGCGAGGGCAGGGCGGTCATGTTGTGGTCTGCCAGCAGTCCGACCTGTTCATGCGCCGCATCGCCGGATTCGACGGCAACTGGACCGCCAGCGTGGTGCGCCGCCTCCAGGCCGCGACCAGCCGCGAGATCCGCGTGCGGCCGTGGTCGAGAAACAAGATCCGCATCGGCGCCACGCTCGGCGCCGACCTGGCCGGCGCGCATGCGGTGGTGGTCTGGTCGTCGGCCGCGGCGGTGGCGGCGCTGATCGCCGGCATCCCGGTGGTCGTCGAGTCCGAGGACTGCGCGGCGCGGTGCATGGCCGGCAGCGTGGCGCAGATCGAGGCGCTGCCGATGCCCGACAGAGAGAACTGGCTCGGCGTGCTGGCCGACAACGAGTGGACGATCCCTGAACTCACGGACGGAACCGCATGCTCTCACCTGACACGCTGAACAAGAAGGGCTGGTTCATCGCCGGCGGCCGCGACGGCGATCGCACGCTCGAGCAGCAGCTGACCGGCCTCACGCCGCTCTTCGAATCGGTGGCCGGCAAGACGGTGCTCGACGCCGGCTGCGCCGAAGGTCTGATCGCGATCGAACTGGCCCGCTACGGCGCCAAGGCCTGCGTCGGGCTCGAGGTCGTCGAGGGCCATGTCGAGGTCGCTCGCGAGCTCGCGGCCGGCCTGCCGTGCGAGTTCCACCAGGCCAACCTGAACGACTTCGACGTCGGCCAACTCGGCGAGTTCGACGTCGTGCTCATGCTGGCGATCCTGCACAAGCTGCGCGACCCGTCCAAGGTTTGCACCGCGCTCGCGGCCGTGGCGCGCGAACTGTGCGTGATCCGCCTGCCGCCGACCGGGCCGGTGATCAAGGATCCGCGGTCGTTCTGGACCCTGCACGACATCATCACGGTCATGCAGTCGGCCGGGTTCTACCTCGAGCAGACGCAGTCCGGGCCGTTTCAGGAGTGGATGGGCTACTTCCGCCGCCAACGCCAACCCGGCGCCTGAACCGTGGGCGCGGGCGACTGGATCATGGCGACGGCGATCGCCAAGAAGCTGCACCAGATCAACAAGCGACCGGTGCTCATCGTCAATCGTTCGGGGCAGCCACAGTGGCATCCCGTGTTCGACGGCAATCCGCGGCTGGCCAGGATGCCCGGCCGCAACGTGCAGCGACTGCTGAACTGTTCCGGAAGTCGCCACTACATCGCGGCCAAGGGCCCGGAGCGGTGGGCGTGGAAACGCTGGGACATCAGCCCTGGCGAGATTTACCTGACCGCGGACGAGAAGGCCTTCGGCGCGGCGCACGGCGGCCGCATCCTCGTCGAACCGCACACCAAGGTCGTCGGGTCGAACAAGGCCTGGATCTGGGACCGGTGGCAGGCGCTGGTCGACTGCGGCGGCGAGTTCGTCCAGGTCGGTCCGGCAGGCACGCAGCTGCTGCGCGGCGTGAACTTCGTCGAGACGCCGAGCTTCCGGCATGCATGCGCGGTGCTTGCGGCCAGCCGCGCCTTCGTCGGAACCGAGGGCGGTCTGCACCACGCTGCGGCGGCGCTCGGCGTGCCGGCGGTCGTTCTGTTCAGCGAGTTCATCGGGACCGACATCACCGGCTACCCGCAGCACCGCAACCTGCGCCACGCCGGCGAGGCCTGCGGAGCGCGCACGCCATGCGAGGGATGCCGCGCCTCGATGGAAGCGATCACGGTCGAGGAAGTGCGGCGCAACCTCATGGAGATCATCGGATGAAGTTCGAGGACGGATGGTGGTTCCCCGACGGCGAGGCGCATCTGCCCGCCTGGATGGCGGACCCGCGCGTGCGCATGATCCTGAACGGCCGGGCCGCCTACCAGGGCCAGAAGCAGCAGGCTGCGCTCGACCTGTGCACCGACACGCGGGTCGCGGTCGACGTCGGGGCGCACGTCGGCCTGTGGTCGTTCAACCTCGCGCAGCGCTTCCGCCTCGTGCACGCCTTCGAACCCGTGGCCGCGCACCGGGAGTGCTTCGAGCTCAATGTCCTCGAGGCCACGCCGAACGTCATCCTCTATCCCTACGCCCTCGGCGCCGCCGAAGGGATGGTCTCGATCCGCACCGAGCCGACCAGTTCGGGCGACAGCCGCGTCGACGGGCCGGGCCACATCGAGATGCGCCGGCTCGACAGTTTCCAGTTCACCGACGTCGACCTCGCCCCTGCCGCCAGCGAGATGTTCGGCGTCAGCCGGCTGAGCGGGCGCGGCAACATCGGCTTCGAGATCGAGGCGTCCGGATCGAGCCCGTTTGCACTGGCGCAGTCGCTCGACGGCTCGGCGACGCTGGAAGGCCGCGACGGCGCGATCGGCGGCATGAACGTCGAGCAGCTCCTGAAGCGGCTTGAGCGCCGCCCGCTGTCGGG